GCCATGGGCGGCGTCGTCAACCAGCCCACCCTGTTCAAGTTCGCCAACGGCGGCGCCGGCCGCCTCGGGCTTATGGGCGAGGCTGGCCCGGAGGCGATCATGCCGCTCCGCCGCCTCCCCAGCGGCAGGCTGGGGGTCGAGGCAGGCGGCGGTGGCACGACAAACGTCACAGTCAACGTCGATGCGAACGGCAACAGCAGTGTCCAGGGCGATCCAGGGCGCGCCGAGCAGCTCGGCCGCGTCGTCACCCAGGCGGTTCGCGCCGAGCTGGTACGCCAGAAGATGCCAGGCGGCATCCTCGCTTAGTAGGCTGAGGGTATGGCCAGCTTCTCCTATACACCCTCGTTTGAGGCCACCGAACAAAGCAAGCCGCGTATGCGCGTCTTCAAGGCGGGCGACGGCTACCAGCAGCGTGTGCGCTTTGGCCTCAACACAAACAGGAAGGAATGGTCGTTGCTATTCACCAACCGCACCAACACAGAACGGGATTCCATCATCGCCTTCTTAGAGGCTAGGGCCGGCGCTGAAACCTTCGACTGGATCCCTCCTCGTGGGGTAAGCGGAAAATACATCTGCGAAGACTGGCAAACACAGCTAGTCAATTACAATAACAACCAGATTCGCGCTACGTTTGTAGAGGTTCAGTAATGGCTGTCTTTACCTACACACCCTCTTACGAACCAACAGAAGTAAGTAAGCCCCGCATAAGGAAAAACGAAACGGCTGACGGCTTTGCGCAGCGGGCAGTCTACGGCATCAACGCCGACTCAAAACAATGGGATTTGGTTTTTTCTAATCGAACCAGCCTAGAGCGCGAGGCGATTGCCTATTTCCTGGACGCACATTCCGGCGCAGAGAGTTTCCAATGGGTCTCTCCTCGCGGGGTCGTAGGCACATACATCTGCGACGACTGGCAGGTAACCCTAAGCAACTGCAACAACAACCAGATCCGAGCCACTTTCACGGAAGTCCAGGACATACAGGACACCGAATTTACCGTAACCCAGGACAACTACCTCGCCCTAAACATCGAAGGGCTAATGGACATCTACGAGCCCGTCAACAGGGACTGGGCTTACTACCGCTTGGAGCGCAACACATCCGACGACTTCGAGAACTTCGTCAACGGCGACAACGTTGGAGGCTTCCTCTTCAAAAAGTACGACTCCTTCACCTTGGCGTCGTTCAACGGTACTACGCAATACTTCAGAACTGACACTGTATTCACATCCCGTGGCCTCGTCGGCAGCGCTGGCACGTCTGACAACACCGTGCTGCTCTGGTTCCGCTTCACCGCACTACCCAGCACCACTAAGTATTTGTGGATTGCATCCAACGCAGCACAAACCATTTACACCGGCTTAAGGTACAACAACACTACGCAGAAGCTGGAATACGTGCGCTACAGCCAAGGCGTGGCCAACGTCGTTGTTGTATCGCAACTAAGCATTCAAACAAACATCACGTACACGACCTGCTGTCGCTACACAGGCGCCACGGGCCTACAAGAACTGTTCGTAAATAACACGCTACAGAACTCAACCACATCCGCCTCAACCCTAGCAATCGCTGCGGGGGACGACACACGCATCACCGCCGCCTACAGCCTTACAGAGGGTTACACGGCCGTAAACATCGGCCGCTTCAGGGTGGCACGTCTGTACCTCACAGACATAGGCTTTATGATGACCATACCAACCATACAGATATTCTTCGGCAGCAACGTCGTAAGTAACACCTGGATCGTAGTCTTTACGGCCACGACTCTGGGCTTTACCGTACCAGCGGGCCTTACACCCAAGACCTACTTTGTTTACGCACTAATTGGAGGTGTAAGCAGTGCTCCCCTCCTAGTCAAGTACATAAGCCTACCGATACGCAGCACCGCCTTATCCATCAGATTCGACAACAGCGCCGTACTTACCACCTACTTCAGCAAGATGAAAAAGGGCTGGGGTGGTGCCAACGGTGGCGTCGTGCCCGAGAACATCAGCATCGGCCCGGACAACACCGGCACCACAGTGCTCGTGCTGGAAAGCCACGGCGACAACTACACCGGCACAGTCCAGGGCGTGGACCGCCTGGGAGACCCTAAGTACAACCCCAACGGCACGCCTTGGGTAAAGCGCGTCGGCGCAGTAATTGCAAGCAAAGAATACTTCTGCTTCGGCAGATACGAATACGAAGCCAAAGTCGTACAAGTCCTAGGCGTTGCATCCGCCTTCTGGCACTTCCATTACGTCGAAATCTACCCCGACGACCCACGCTGGGACACCTACATCAACACCTTAGGCTTACACGTATCGTCGGACGGCGAAGGGGGTTACTACATCGTCCGCAACAACGAAATCGACATCGAGCTTCCCTCGCACCTCGATGGCGGTAACCCAGAAAACCCCAGCCTGCTTAACGGTAAGTTCAACACCTGGCGTGGAGAACTACAGAACTACGCAGTGCCTAAGAACGACCCCGCATACTGGGAAGAATACCGAGACAATTACCGCGCCCTCGGCATCAACGCTGCCGACGGCCAATACCACACATACCGCTATGACTGGTATCACGACAGGGTTGAGTTCTACATCGACAACACCCTCATCGTGACGAACATCAACAATATGTTCGGTTACAACTCCATGAACATACCGGACGTTGCCAGCAAAGTAACGATCGGTCCATGGTTCCCCTCCGCTGCCGTCAAGTGGGCCGGTCCTAACGCCAATTTCGCCACAGAAAAGATGTACGTCAAATCCTTCAAATACACCCCCTTCGCTTCCGAGATTGCAAACTACCAAGTGTTCATCGGTGAAACTTACCCCAGCGTCGGCGCTGGCTCGCTGTGACGTGCCTGTAGACTGACAGAAATCGGTGCGCAGCTGGTGCTCTAAGCGCTCCCTCTAATGCCTGTACCCTTTTCCGAATTACAGTCCAGCTCCCCCAGCGCAATCATCGAGCTGTACGAGCTGCAGCTCGATGCAGCTATCCACGGAAGTAGCACGATATATCGGTTCCACGCTGGCGTTAATGCCACAGGCACGTCTGCCGACATCGTGTGGGCCGCCGACACCTACCAGCAGCTTCCCATCGAGGCCGAGGGTTTTGAGTACACCGGCAACGGCCAGCTCCCTCGCCCAAAGTTGCGCGTAAGCAACATCATGGGCACTATCACAGCCCTAATCACCGCAACACCGTTGGAGGGTGCCAAAGTTACGCGCATCCGCACAATGGCCAGGTACTTGGATGCCGCAAACTTTCCCGCCAGGCGCAACCTACTAACCACCACATCAGACTTCAGCGGCTTGTGGCTATACGGCACCTCACTAAGTTCATACTTTACCGCCACCCCGTCCAACATCTATGCTCCAGACGGCACCACATCCGCACTACAACTCATATCGACATCCACGACAAGTCAGGGCCTATTCCTACGCGCTAGTCAGTCCTTCAACGCTGCCTCCTACACAAACAGCATCTATATCTATGTGCCAACGCAAGCTGGTGTAACGAGCTGGGGCCTAGTCCTCGACGCTGCTGACAGCGCTAACACCGCAACATCGGCCGCGCAGACCGCCTTCGATCAGTGGGTGCGCGTATCCCTGCCCATCACATACACCGCTACACGAGCCTTTCTCGACTTCAACATTCGACGCAACGGCGCCGCACCCACCGCAGCGGGTTTCACGTTCCACGCCTGGGGCGCACAACTTGAAAGCGGCGCAACCCTCACCGACTACCAGCCCATCGGCGCTACATGGTCGCAGAACCCCTACGGGGTGCCAGATCCCACCGCCGAGTGGCCACGAGAAGTGTATTACATCGACCGAAAGTCGATCGAAACACGCGATGTCGTGGAATTTGAACTTGCCGCAGCTTTCGATCTCGTTAATGTACGCGCCCCTAAGCGGCAGTGCATTAGCAACATCTGCCAGTGGAAATACAAGTCCGTTGAGTGCGGCTACAATCCCACTAGCCTTGCTGCTACGCCTATCCGTCAAAGCTACATAAGCACCGGATACGCAGCAGGCCGAAACATCAATAGCACAGGCCAGTTTAACGCCACTTATTACATCACGACACATGCTGACGTAGCAGCTGCTGGCTACACCGTAGGCACCGCCCACCAGCACTACCTAACTTATGGCATCTGGGAAAACCGCACCGCAAACTCCGGTGGCACGTTCAACACTACCTACTACCTCGCCACTTACCCCGACATCAATACCCTCGTTTACTTCAATGAAAACGATGTAGGCGTTGCAAGCTCCGCCTTAGACGTTTGCGGCAAGCGCATAAATAGCTGTAAAATACGGTTCGGCCCCAGCTCTGCTCTACCCTTTGGCAGCTTTCCAGGCATCGGCACCTACATCGGATGAACACATCGCTCAGGGCTGAAGCGCTTGCTCATGCACGTTCTTGCGATCCTCGTGAGTCGTGCGGCCTCGTGGTGGTCATCAAAGGCCGCGAGCGCTACTGGCCTTGCAAGAATCTGAGCACCGAACCCACAGCGTTCTTCATCATCGACCCCGACGACTACAGCGCCGCAGAAGACGCTGGCACTGTCATCGCCATTGTCCACAGCCACCCCTGCACACCTCCTTATCCCACACAAGCTGACCGCATCGCCTGCGAAAAAACGCAACTCCCTTGGTACATAGTCAACCCCAAGACAGAAACCTGGGGCGAATGCGTGCCATCCGGCTACAAAGCTCCGCTGCTCGGCAGGGAGTGGGTCTGGGGAAGCGCCGACTGCTGGGCGCTGGTGCGCGACTACTACAGCGAAGGCGGCGTGGATCTCCGCGACTGGCCTCGCCCGACCACTCCCGAGGAATTCATCGAAGACCCCATGTTTGAGCGCTGCTGGAAAGACACCGGCTTCCACTCGCTAGGCGATGACGATGAGCTGCAACGCGGCGACCTTATCCTCATGGCCATAAACAGCGCAGGTCTCAACCACATAGGCGTCTACCTAGGTGATCAGCTCATCCTCCATCACCTCCAGGGGAGGCTGAGCAGCCGAGACACTTACGGCGGATGGCTCTTAAAATGCACGGGAAGGAGGATCCGCCATGCTACGGAAAGTCAAACTGTACGGAAAGCTGGCCAAGTTTGTTGGTAAGCGCGTTCTGGAAGCTGACGTAGCGACCGCTGCCGAGGCGGTGCGTTTCCTGCTCGCCAACTGGCCAGAGCTGGAGCGTCACATGGCGGACCAGCACTACCGCGTCAGCCTCGGCGATTACGACCTCGGCGAAGACGAG